GGGATATTTCCTTATTAATGCAGCTAGCTGATTCGCCGCAAAATGCTCCGCGGCCGTCGTATACTTCTGTTCGACGACAGAATCAGCCATAATGACCATTTCTGAGTATTTCTTTGCACGAAGTAATCCGTGCATCGATTTAGCCCAGTCATAGTCGGAAGACCTCAACATTTTGTCGAGCAAGAGCCGGTAATTATTCCAGCTCCCACTCTTCAAGATGTTATCAGCCGTTCGCAGCTCTAACATCAATTTGGATTTCATCACGATCTCCAATAGATGATGGCACCTAGATACCCTGGGTATTAAACAGGATATCGAGGAGCCGTTTCAACGACTCTAGTAAGACCAAAAGGTCTGACCAGAGGGACGCGAGTTGGACCCAGTCGAATTCCATACACATCTCCTAAATTAATAGGGAGACTAGTACGAAATCTTCTGGTTCTTCACAAGGGTTTTGAAGTCCGCACCGGAAAGGTACGAACCCATATCGTTGAGAACCGCGTCGACGTCAGCGCCTGCAAAACCCACAGGCACACTAATGCTGATTTCGAGGATCGCATCTCCAGTGGAGGTGAGAGCCCCGGTCAGCGTAAGTGTACGCGAAAGCTTGGCAGAAGTCCGACCAACGCCACTGAATGATGCATTGGGCTTAGGCGCAGTCCGCTTCAGTAGAAGATCATCTTTCACTGAAAGCGTATGAGCCGGCCCGTTGTATCCTACGGAATTTACCCCGTATTGATCAGCGGAGAAGGTCTTAGCGTTGATGGTTAACGACATTGGGAAGTGCTCCCTAAGAAACATTCTTATCGGGCAAATGCCAAATAAGTTTTCTCTTCAACGTCAGTAAAACAGAGGGCTGTGATATCTGCAATTTACCGCAGAATGCAGGTACTCAGAACGGCTAAGGTTTGTAGTGGGGTCATAACTCCCACGAAAACCATCGCCAAACTGAATAACCACAAGTTCGCCGCCCCTTCGCTCAAAGCGAGTTCTACGTACGTTTTGAGATTCATGACAGTCCTTTCTGCCCAACGAGACCACCCATAGGCATCAGGGTTTTCCCACTAGGCGTTACAAGCATTTCGACGACGATCTTCAGTTGCTGATCTCCATTCATCTTTTGGATGGTTGGAGTTAGGCACACGACGACTGCCGTAATGGCAATATCGCCGTGCTCAATCTCCTCCCATAGACTTTCGTCTATAATGAGGTGAGAGAGTAACTGCTGAGCATCGCTTGACACTTGACTCATAGTGGAACCCCTTTGCATAGGTGACTCGTTAGGTTAAAGTGCTGGCATGAAAACCTCATCAAGGGACCTCTCCTCTTTCCCAAGAGGGTTAAAAGGTCTTAATGATGAAGGTGCGAAGTTGCTGCGTTATTAAGGCAGCAAGATCCGCAAGGCGCGTGTCATTGTCTAAGCGGAAATCGCTTTTGACAATTAACGCAGGGCCGGGTAGGCCCACAAACCTCTGTTTGGTCACACGTCTTTCAACGTATGCCCCACCAGGGGCTTGGTCCAGTCCGTATTGCCCCGCGTAAGCGGGAACGATCCGAGCGGACTTTACGGAGTAAGTATTTGTTAATACGCTCCGTATAGTATAGCACGAACCGAGGTGCTTTACGTCTGGTCTCGGAATGCACGCGTTAATAAAATCACTAACGTTTGCAAACCAGTCAACGACGAACGAAAAGGGGATTAAATCCCAAGCCGTTTTCGGTATCTGATCTAGGGTTAAACCTAGTTGAGCTGCCGAATCATTGAGATACTCGTCACAAGACATAGCCCTCACATAAACTTCGTGATGGCGTGCTTCTTGAAACGTGGTCTCAAGGACGCCGAATGTAGCGACCAAATCTCTTGTCGCATAACCATGGGACTTCGCGCTCGCGCGCTCAGTCTTTTGGATCTTGCGAGTTTGAGAATTGAGTGTCTTCAACACAGCCTTAATATCATTTATGAGGGGTAAAACCCCATAACGATATTTCAACCACTCGGAAGCTGGAATACTCAGCAAGTGGGCCCCAGAGCGCACTCCCTTGGAGACGGATGAACTGGAAAAGGTTTTTAACGCTTTTGTCAGTTTAACGACTCCTTCAAAGGGGTGTCTTAAGAGCTTGATCGTCTTGTCGAATTCGGCAATGGTTTCCCATCCGCCGGCATCGCCAGTACGAATCTTCGCTCTCACTTTGGTTGCACATTCCGAGACAAGTCGAGCAACGTCCGCATCGGGCACAACTACTGACGTCGGGGTAGCAATGCTACCATCGAAGTTTGTAGAAAGTGCTCGCTTTAACAGGGCAGTCATAGTCGATTCATTAGACCGGTAGGTCGTGAACCGATTTATACCACCACAGTTTTGCGGTGCAATTGCGGAAATAACGTAGCCAACCGAAGATTGGAAAAGTTCCCTCTCAACGGAAAGCATAGGGTTGAATGTAAATTCAC